ATGTCATTGCTAACGCTTTTGCTCGTCCAGTGCAACCTTTTTTTGTAATCGGTGTGCATTTTCCTTTAGTTCCACGTTTTTTGATTGATTTATTTACGTCTTGAATCCAGCCACCTTTTTTAAATCCAACTCTATCCCCACCATTAGTATAACCATTCGCAAAATGACCACGAGGGACATTGTATCCTGGTACTGATGCTAACGGGTTTGCTCTAGTCCATCTGTTCATTATTTTCCCCTAGCTTCATATTTATCGTGAATGTCAGAAACTTTTTTAGCAGCATCTTTTTTAATTTTAGATGCTCCTGAACCTGGTGTAACACCAATTTTTTTATATTGGTAATCAATAGATTTAATTAGCTCTTGTTGATCTTTTCGTCTTTTCGTTAAATTTTTTGCAGGTTTAACAGATTTAATAGTTGGTGAAACTTTGCTGCTTTTGCGCAGCATTCCAAAACCTTTTTTAGCTATTCCAAATATACTCATTGGTCCTACTTATTAATTTTTTGGTTTGGTCTATCGCCCCATTTTCCATAAGACTCATCTCTACGATCTTTCATAGACTGTGACTTAGTGGATTCTTTTCCAGTTCTCGCACCTAGAGATTCATCTTCTCTATCTTTGTATCCCTGCTTCTTAGCAGATTTTCCAGCTTTGTACGGGAATCTAGATTTATAAGGTCTTGATCCGAAATCATTTCTCATATTTTTCTCCTTATTTTTTTATATTTGTTTTAACATGCATTGTCCACATTATTTTTACCGTCTATACTGACTGTAAATTAACTGCGGAAGGACCTTTTTGGCCTTGTTCAACATCAAATGTTATTGTATCGCCTTCACGTAATTCTATGTTAGCTGCTTGTGCTGCTGAATTATGTACAAAAACATCTTTTTCTTTGTCATCTCTTGCAATGAAACCATAACCTTTAGTCGAATTAAACCATTTAACTTTTCCGTTTATACTCATTTTTCTCTCCTTTCTTACTTCTTACCATTTCTAAAAATTTGTGTACCCTTTATACCAAAAATACTACCAACTACAAGTATCCATAAAGTCGAAAACCATGTCGGAAGTGACGCAAAATGCTCGAAGAAGATTTTTACTTTCTCCATCGCTGCAGGATTGTCACTGAAGACTCCCCACGCGAGCACTATTATGGGTGCACTTAATATGACTAAAACGAACTCGTCCTTGTAGTCGTTTTGACGGGCTTCTAAAAGTTTACCCTGGTAAGCTTCCTCACCTCGGGCTTGTTTTTGCGCATGTAAATATTGTGCATCCGCCATAGCCATTTTAGACTCTTGACGTTTTTTATAAATGTGACTCGCCGCGTTTAAGCCGAGCTTAAGTGCTCCAAACCACATATTAGAACCAAGTTGCTGTTTGTTTTCTAGCTTTGCCTGTTCCTTGAACAGTCACTTTATCACCAGTAGGAATCCTTTGACCAGATCCTCTGATGCTAGATTTTGCTCTCGGATCTCTTATTAGATTCTGAGAAGGAATACCAATCTTTGTCGATTTTCCTAACGGTGCTTGTTTTTTTATTGTCATATTTTTCTCCTAGGTTTGTATATACTATGATTTAGGACCTTTCAAGGTCTTAACATCTCTAGCCTTCATTTTATCCGAAGTCAGTTTAACATCAGCAGATATCAATGATTTCTCAATTGCTGTATCCGCTCTTAAATGAGCTAATTCCTCATCTTGTTCTAATTTTTCTTCAGCGATTTGCTGGCCTTTTAAAAATTTAGTTTTATCAAGATTAATTCTTGCCGCATCCTCTTTTACTTTACGCTCTTCTTCCATAGCCTTAAGATCCACTTCTCTTTGTTTCAATTTAAGTAATGGATCATGATCAAACTGAGAAGTAATTGTTTTTTCTTCTTTCATAAACTCTTCAGTCATATCTGCAACCAATACCGCTTTTCTAGCTTCTATCTTTTGAGAGATTTGTTGAAATTGTTGTTGAATTTGTGGATTCATGGTTGCTTGTTGTTGCATCTGTGGCAACATTTGCATTTCTTCTGCAAATTCTAATTGAACCTGTTCCTGAGCCATTAGAGAAATATGTTCTAATACATTTTTCTCTAAGGCTGCTGTTATACTTGGGTTATTTCTAACAAAGTTAGTGGCCATAAAAAATAAGTGAGCCGTTACATGAGCTCTATGATCTTGACCAGGAAATGCCTGAAAAGGTTTCTGTGCCAAAGCATCAATGTGCTCGATCGCCGGATCTTTAGGTTGATTCGGTGGAGGCGGTGGTAAAATTCTATCAATATCCTTTACACCTATCGCCGTGTACATATTTCTATATGCCATGTACATATTATGCATTTGTGGATTAGTTTGAGCTAATTGTAATTGTGTTTGAGCCATTGAAATTCTTTGAGACATTGAAAATATATTTGGATCAGCCACAGGTAAAATATCTACCTTATCATCAAAATCTGTTTGTTTAACATTTCTTGCTGCACCTACCACGTCATAAGGATATTCGGGTGGTAAGTACGTGGCAAATAGTTTTGCCAGTAATTTAAATTCTTGTTTAAGTGAAACATATAGTCTTTTATGGATTGCTGACATTACCCTTGAGCCACGCTCCAATAGGGCTACGGTCGTACCAACAGCGGCCTGCTGGTTCCCGTCCCCGACCTGCATGTCAGCAATGGACGCGAATCTTTGTCCTGCCTGCACGACAATTCCCATCAATTGCAATAAAGTCTGAGAAGGCTCTTTGTATGGTAAAAATACAAAGGCATCTTTTAAATTTCCTCCTGGTGTATCTACGTCTTTAAATTCTCCAGGTTGTATGTTAGCGGCATCATCTTTTACTCTGACACCTCTCTGTTTAAATCCGGCTGGTAAATTTGAAAGTGTACCAGCATCTAATAACTGACGGAGAGCCGCAGTTGCAGTACGACTCAATCCGCCAATCATATGAATGAGTCCAAGGCCATAAAATCCTAGTCCTGGCAGAAATTTGAAATGGACAAAATATTGGATTTTAAGTTTCTTTGGATCATTGGGCGCGAAGTTCCTTCTTATCGAAAGGACCTTCCGACTACCTTCTTCGATTGTTACGATGTAAGGTAATTTTATTCCGGTTGGTTCTCCGTCGGGACCAACATCTTCGAATCCTTCTAGATCTAGATTAACGTGGCATTCTAGAACTGTATACATAGGTTCGACTCTTTGGGATTTTGTAATTCCTTCTACTTCTCTCTCTTTTTCTTTTAACTCATTGGTAATTGTACCTTGAGGTTTAGCGAGTTCAATATCTGAATAAAATCCTGCGACTTGTTGCTTACGCAAATCATTTTCGGAAATTTTTAATACATGGATGACCGCTTCCGCATCGTCTAATGAGGTAGCCGTATACGGAACAACGAGATCATCTGCAGGAACAAACTTAGAAACAGCTCGTCCCAGTAAATCGTCATAATAAACTTTTTTAAATGTAGAACCTGATAATGGTAAATAAAATAACATTTGATCAAATTCAGGTTCATATTCTTTCATTTGATCCATTAACTGATAGTTCATGAAATTTTTAACTCTTTGCGACTGTTGTTCTTTTATCGGGTTAGATACACCCATGACCATGGTTCTAACAGGTCCATCAGCCGGTAATAATTCTTTATAAGCTAGTGCTTGAAACTGAGTAACAGCTTCAGCTAAAACTGGGTGAGTGGCACCGGATGCTCCTTGGAAAGGTTGAGTTCTATTATCATATTTAAATCCTAAAAGATCTAAACCAACAATATAAGCTCTTTCCCAATCTCCACGGGAAAATTTATATTCTCTGTAATCATTTTGTAATTGATTTCCAATTTTATCAGTAATGTCTTCAGGAAGTAAATCATTTAGATTGGCGAAAGGATCGCCTTCATCAGGCATGTCGACTTGACTAGGGTCAAAATCAATTGTTGCTCCTGCTTCGTCTTCTGTAATTTCTACTGGTCCTTTTCCTAATTCTTCCGCAACATCAACTTCCTCGAAATTTTCTTTAACAATTTCGTCTTCGGGGCGTTTAATATTAGGGAGACCTTTATCGATTTCTGCCATTTAAATTCTCCTGTTTCTTCTTATCCTTTTTTGCTACTTTAATCAACCCCTGTGGATTAGGTCCTTTTAAAGGGGGTATCGCGTTCCATTTAACATGCTTCATGTTTTTAACTAATGTTGGGTTTTTTACCATTTCTTTTTCAAATTCATTATGCCGCCTTCGGCTCTTGAAGCCTGTGATTGCCAAGTTGGCTCAGCATAAATTCTATATTTTTTTAACCAGTCAAATTTTTCTTTTTTTCGCTCTGCTTTATCAGCGGCTATTTTTGCTGTAGTTTGTTGTTCTAAGGCATAAGCATCTTTTATCACTGATTCATTATAATAAGAACCAACAGGACCTTCCGAGAATTCAGGAGTATTATATAGTGCCTGAAGTTCTAATTCTTTTTCTTTTATCTCTCTTTCAATTAAAAGTTGCTGGTAACCCTTTCCCTCCCGGCCAGGAAGCTTCGGGACATTTGCCGTTTTATTGATAACATCATTTAATTGTTGTTGAAGATAAGGTATTTCTTGATTTTCTAGTTCACCCATTTTTTTCATTTTATAAGCTAATTCATCATCACCCGATTCTCTCATCCATTCTTCTTTTTCAGTTTCACCTATGAATGGAATTCCATAAGCAATTTCATTTATTATTCTTGGGACACTTTCTCCTTCAAGTGCTGCCCATCCTCCAACGATTGGAGCAAACGCTGCTTCCCATGCAAGAGCTATCCCTGTTCCTCTTGCAATCTTTCGACCATTTTTAAACCACTTAAATAAATTCACATTGTCTTTAGCTAGAGGCGCAGCTTTTTGTAAAAATTTTTCAGGTTTAGCTTTAAACTTTTCCTTTAAACAACTCATGATACTTCCACCTTCAGATTTTTTTCCACAACCATGTATTTTTGACAGTTGCGCTATAGATCGTGGACTTAAGGCGTCAAAACTGTCTGAGAAAGTGGTTAGGAATTTTGCGGCTCCTGCTTTGCTTATCTTTCCATCTTTTATAAATTCTGTAAAAGGACGTGCATCTTTAACATCTAAATAATAACCTTTTTGTTTTGCAAGAGCTTTTAAATCAATACTATGTTTCTTTTTCCATGTAGCTACGTCTTTGGCCTTATAAGTATCTGTTAATTTTGTACCGGGAACTATTTCTGTAAAACGAATGCTTTCTGCAATCTCATCTCCATATTTAGCAGCTACTTGTTTTTTAAAACTTGGTATATGTGTTTTATTAAAAGCTTTAATTGCCTCTACTTTTTCTCTTCCTTTTAACTTGTCAATTTCTTTTAAAGAATTAGATAATACTCCTTGAAAATTTGCTAACAGATTTTTATTAATCCCTGTATGTGCTAAATCTACAAACGCTCCATAAGCCGCCATGTCATTTCTAACCATACCACTTATGCTGGCTACTTCATTTAAACTAACTCCATGACCTTTTCCTAAGTATTTAGTTAAATTATCTTTAAAATATCTTTTAAAATTTTTAAGAGTTCCAACTTCATTTCCTAAAGTTTTATCTATTTCTCCAATTGCTAACTGATAAAAAGCTTGTTTATAAGGATTATGTTTTCCACCCTGTCTTAATGCTTTAAACATAAATTCTCCTAGCTTTTCGTTCTTAGGTAGTTTTAAAAGTTTATACTCTTCTCCTTTATACATCTTTGATAGAGTAGCCATGGCATTCGCCGCTCGTCCATGAGATTTTACGTCTTTACCTAGAACTTTTACAACTTCTTCTAAAGTAGGAAGTACTTTCTTTTTACTTTTTCTAAGATTTTTAATTAATTTACTGTTGTGCAATGTTTCTACATCTTTAAGTAAATCACGACTAATGGTCGTTCTATTTCTAAAAATAGAAAAATTATCCAACATTGCTTCTGTTGGTTTTAAATAATAAGTATAATTTCCTGGCCCTCTGATCGGTTTAAAAGTTTCATCTATAAATCCTTTTAAAGGATACTTGTCTACTGTAGTCCCTTTAGTTCTATATTTTTTTAAAGTTGATTTAGCGACACCTAACTCTTCAGCTAATTGGTTTGCAGTTACATATCCTTTTGGAATAGGTAAATCCCAATGTGCATGCGAAAAAGGTTTAACTAATTTACCGGCATTTTTATCAGCATACCCGATCCGTCCACCGTGAGCCATGTTCCGTGGTTCATGGACCGCGGATCTTGGTT